TCTTGTTTCGCCATTCGAGCGCGTAATGTAAACAATTAGCGCACGTTTTTTTATCGCATTGCGGGCTTGGTTTTCTTCTGCCGTTGTAGCTCCATGCCATTGAATCTGCTGATGCTAAAAGGTTACCGAATCTTTGTAGCGCTGTTTGTTTCATACCGAAACCATGCAATTTAATAGGTTGTAGGCGGTAAACGATTGTTTCAGCTTCGCCGGTGGCTTGCCTTCTGCATACTGACCCTAAACCTACGGTGTCGTAATCTTCTAGGTTTATGCCTGCTTTGTCGTACATTTCGACGCATCGTAAATAGTCGTCTAATGTCCACCCTTGTAATACTGGTATAAATGGTAGATCGTTAGCTAAATGTTTTAACTCTAGATAGTTTTTTATCGTTTTTTGTTGGTGTTCTTTGACTGTTAAACCTGTTTTTTCTGTCATAAATGGTTCGCACATCATGTCTTGTGGTGATGCCCATTGAAGCCGCCCTATTTCGTTTTTGTAGCGCCTAACAGCTGTTATGTATTCTTTAGGTGTTGTTTGCCATTCATTGAATAAGGATAGTTCTGTGAAACCGCCGCTATCTAAGCACCAATCTACGGTAGCCGGCTTTAACGTTTTATAGTTTTTTAGTATTCGATGAGATACAAATAGCGGCGTGTCTTTTAACGTTCTTAACCATTTAGGGCGGTGGGTGCCTAAGTAAAATTTCATTATCTGCACTCATGGCAAAACAGATTTACTATTAAAGAATACGCGACGCTAAATAATATGATCGGCCCCATTACAAGAAGCGTTAATAATATTTGATCTAAACGCGGCGGTAGCTTCATTTGCCTAGNTTCTTTCTGGCTTGTTGTATCTGTTCTTTTTGAGATCGGAAGNTTCTTTAGTTAATAGTTCTTGTTCATTGGTTATTGTTCTGTTGTTCTCTGGTGGATAGGGGGGCTGTTCACTGGTGGATACCCCCTTGTTCTTTGTGACGCTTTTATCAGTGTTATTAACAGGTTTATTAACAAGTGTGAATAAGTTTGATGTCTGACCTTCACCGTTTGGTTTGTAACGTGGTTCGACGGTTAACGCGCCTGCGTAAACTAGTTCTTTAATGTGCCTTCTAACGCTGCTAACGCTCATATTGCATTTGATCGCTAACGTGCGATGAGACGGCCACGCGGGACGGTCACGCCCTGCCATATCAGCAAGACACGCAAACACCCTCACAGCGCCGCTAGTAAGGCCTGTATGTTGAATAATCCAACGCGGCACCATAGCAAACGGCGGTAGGTCTGATTGTAATTTACTATCTGTCATATCGGTAGTACTTCCTGCGCCATTCGTTTGGCGGCTATCTCGCAATATTTTTCTTCTATTTCTATACCGATAGCTTTACGCCCTAAATCTTTAGCGGCGCGCAATGTCGTGCCTGATCCCATAAATGGATCAACTATTACCCCTTCAGGGCATCTTTCAAGTAGTTGTTTCATTAGGGGTACAGGTTTCGGTGTGGGGTGTTTTGGTCGTTCTTTATTCGTAGGACTTAATTTTTCAACGCTGTAAACGTTGCTTCTACGTTTACCAGTCCACCCTTCACCGATTACATAGATTTCTTCGTAAGAGTTGCCCCAAACAAGGGACAAGTTACCCAGACTGGGGCTTAACCCTTTATTCCAAACCAGAACATGTCTAGTCTTATCAGGTCGCGGCATTTCCCAAGTACCAAACACCAACATAGGAACATCGCCGCACAATTCTAAAACTTTGTCACGAAGGTCTGTATCTTCATCGCCCTGAATAGGTTTGCTAGGTCCACCTTTAGCAAAATTGCTTACATAAGCAACACCATACGGCGGGTCTGTTACCACAACGTCAAACACTAAATCAGGTAATAGCTCTAAACAGTCGCCGTGATAAATGACAACGTGATCATCTTCGTAATACCTATCTGACATCTTCAGCCTCGATAGGTCTTGTGTAAATGAAAGTTATAAACATTAAACAAAAGTTCACGCCTACAAACACTTCAGCCTGATCCGGCATAAACCTGTTATAGGCATAGATTTGAAACAACACGAACCCGCTGATAGCGGTTAAATACTTTAATATCAGTAGTTTCATTATTCGGCCGCTAATTCTTCGGCTTCTTGTTGTTCAGCGCGTTTAGCTAACGCCTTGTCTAGTGCGTAGTGTTCGGTGGCCCATAGTTCTAAACCTAAACCGACCCGCATGCAACACCGTTTAATAGCATCACTTACACTGTTTTTAAGGTTTAACGCGTTGTTGTCTGTAGGTCTTTCACATTCGCCTATTTCTTCTATAACGACAGGTTCTAAATCTATGTAAAACCGCATTTCAAGTATCACGCCTTGAATTATGTTGCCTTCTGGTGCGTGTATTATTTTTACTACTCTTTGGCTGGTTGGCCCTACTTTCGCTAATAGCGCTTGTTGGATATCGCCGTGGCTGCAATACTTAGCGGCAAAACCTGTCCCTTTTTCTTGTATCCATTTTTCTGGTAAACGTTTAGCTAAATCCTGTAACTGGATCATTGTGTAACCTTCTTTCTTTGTTGATACATGCTGGCCTGATGGCCGGCCCAAACCGTCGCACATTTACTACACAACGGCTCATTAGCTCTCTGATGTCTTCGAGCGGCACCAATAGTGCCACACGGTTGCAATACTCTAGGCATTTTTACGCCCTCTTTCTGTTAATTCCTGTACCTGCCCTTCATTGTTAGGCGTGGTAGGTCGTGTTTCAGGTAGGCCGGTTATCGGGTCGCGTCGAAAATCAACTAACCCCCATTCGCGTAACTCTAGTAACCGTGTAGCTATCTGGTTCGTGCTAACAGGGTGGCCGGCACCGTTTAAAACTTTGCCGTATAACTCAAACGCTGTTAAACCCTGACTAGCCATAAACAACTGTCTAACTACCTGATGCTTTTGTGTGCCTGCCTGTAAATTCATAGCGGCCTTATGGCTGGTTAAAGGGTGATCGTCGCCGACCTTGCCGGTGTCACCGCCCCACAGTGTTGGCTCATTCATCATTAGCGTTTAACTTTGCTTCAACAACTTCAAATAGTTCCAAAGGTGTTTCTGTAAAACCAAGTTCTTGCGCGTCAGGGTGAACATCTATAAAATCCCTGCCGCCTAACTGCGGTGTGCCGCCGTAATCCGGTACCGCTATATCAAGCGTGACCCTGTAAACCGTGTAATCCATTTTTGTAGCCTTTCCTGTAGCCGTTAAGTTCATCTTAAACCATTCAACACCAAACTGCAAGTATTTCTTTAAGAAATTTATTCAGCCGGTTTTTTGGTGGTACCGGCGAACGCGGCGTTTATCTCTTCTACGTCTAGTTTTCCGTCATCAACAAACGCGGCGGCTAACTTCTGCATTACTTGAGCTACGGCGCTGATGCCTGCCAATAGTGCGGCGGTGGCTGGGCTGATGCTTGAATCTATGAGACTAGCGCCACCGATAACGGCCATAGCCTGATAACCAAACACACAAATAATTCTTACAACCGTATTTACTGCTAATTCAAGATTCATGTTTTTTATCTTCTCTGTAGTCGATCCCTACACCTACCAGGTGTGTGGCTAAGCTGATAGCTGATATCCATATCGCCCATTTTAGCGTTTGGTCTGTCAGCGTCAATAAAACAATCAACGCGCCTGAAATCGTTAAAGATAAATACAGTATTTCACGCCCGAAACGTTTAACCATGACGGCCCCTTCTTCTTGTAGGCCCGCTGGTTGGGCCTGTCGTGCTTGTAGCCGCTGATGGTCTAAGTGTAGCGCCTATAGCCGTGACCGTAGAAACAACGATCAGCGTTTTACGATCATCGACAGGGATAGTGGAACCTGTCTGCACATAGTCGCCGTAACCGTCATCAAATACGTCTACGTTTTCTTCAAATTGTTCTTTAACTTCTTCTGGTGCTTCGTTTACGGCTTCAACTATTTCACTAAGTGCTTCTTTAGGTAGTTCGTCAAAATCTTCATTTTCGGTTAAAGCTTCTATTTCTTCAACTGTGATTTCTTCGTCTAAAACTTCTTCAAGTTCCTGCACCAACTCAACGTCTATATCTGGGTCGTCTAAAAGTTCTTCTAGTAGCTCTATTTCTTCTACTTCTAAATCTTGTAATTCTTCGACGGTTAAAATATCAGCCAAATCAGTTTCTTCAGTTTCTGTTTCAAACTGGGTTTCTTCTTCTGGCATTGGCACTGGTTCTGGCTCTGGCTCATTACTATTAGGTGCCATTTCTGGTTCCTGTCCGGTACTTTCAAATTCTTGTAACCATTCATCTAAATCAAACTCCTGTTCTGGTAAATCTGGTAGTTCTTCAAAATCGAAAATAATTAGTGGCGGCGGCTCCGTTGTTGTTGTAGTGGTGGTGGGTGGTGGTTCTATAATTATTGGTAATGGTTCTGTCGTCGTGGTCGTTGTTGTTGGTGCGGGCTGGGTGGTCGTGGTCGTTGTTGTTGTTTCCGGTGGTGGCTGTGGCGGTGTTGTTGTGGTTGTTGTCGTTGTTGTGGCCGGTGGTTCGGTTGTCGTGGTTGTTGTGGTGGTGGTTGTTGTTGTTGTGGTTGTTGTGGTGGGTGGTGGGGCCTCACTTGTGGTTGTAGTCGTTGTGGTGGTGCTGGTTGTGGTTGTGGTGGTTGTTGTGGGTGTCGTTACTTCTGTTAAACCGGCTATATCCATAGAGAACACGCCGAAGAAATCTTGATAAACATTCAGGTTTAACGTGTAACTGCCCGCCGCTAAATCAGTAACCGCTATATATGAGTCCCAGCAAAAGTTGGTTCCATTATTGTGGCTGGCGCTGTCATCGTCGCTAGCTATCACATTGTCGCTGGCATCTAGTAGGTATAGGTAAGGGTCGGCGGCACTGGCTTCGTTGCTGTGCGCGTCACACGTCAAACTGGTAAACGTAGTAAAAGTAACGGTAGTAGCTTCTGTAAGGCTGAAACTAATGTTTACGCCGTCGCTGTCTGTAACGTCGATAGAACAGTCTAAAACGTCACCATCTTCAGTGCATGAAACAGTATTAGCGTACGCTGGTACAGGCGCAAACCAAGTAAAGACAAGAAAAGTTATTAACAGTAGCCGGCTTATGGTTTGAAACAGGCGTTTAAACTTCTTCACCATACATAGCGTCTAATTCGTGGTCTAGGTCTTTGCCTGTGATGAGACTGCAAGAATTATCGCCAGTGAATCGGGCCGCTACATAGCCTTTAAGCATAGATAAAACGGCGGCACCGCCGGCACCTAAAACTAGTTTCCACTGGTCAGCGCCCATGTCTACGATTTGGTCTACGGCGATCATGCCGCCTGTTGCTTGTAGAAACGTGCTTATGCAACGTTCTGCTAAGTCTTTGTAGTCGATCATTTGTTTAACGCCTTCCATGTATTTTTCCCGCAGATACCGTCTGCTTTTAGTTTGCGGCTTCGCTGAAATCTTTTTAACGCGGCGATAGTCATACGGCCCGCTATACCGTCTATGCCTGATTTTTTCGGGTGCTTAGAAACCCTGAAACCTAAATCAGTTAGTTTCTTTTGCATGACCTTAACGTGTTCGCCCCTGCTGCCCCTGCGTACCGTAGGCATAGTTTTAGCTACTATCGCGGGTGCTGGTGGCGGTGGTGCTTTAGTTAGGGTTTTATCTTCTTTACCCTTCATGGCTGGTGCGGGGAACCACTGCCATTTACCGTTTAAATAACCGTAAGGCTGCATGTGCCAATTTTCGCTAGGCACCGTTTTCCGTATTCCCCATTCTTCAGCCGCCGCGTGAAATTCTGCCCAAGATAGGCCACCGCTTAACCGAATATCAACAGCGTAAGCGTAGCCATCTTCTTGTTCTAAATGCCATGACCCGCGAAACTTACCGTTAGGCCCGAAACGTCTATCAGGATTCGCGGCTAGGTTGCCGGTACCTGCACGATAGCGCCGATATAATTCGACCTGTTGCTGGTAGGTCCGGCACCCGCTGACGATCTTAGCTCTGCCTTTAACCCTAGAATCATGTAACAACAGGTGTTCTAAACGTTCAATAAATTTAGGGTGTAACTCTGTTAAACGCACCCATTTACTAGTTGTAGGTAAATCAGCCATTTTTAAGCCTCCAAAGTGGCGACGCGTTGCCGTAAACTTTTAACTTCTTGTATCAACAACGGTACAAGTTTTCCGTAATCAAGTGAAGCCGGTAAGTATCTTTCAACTTCTTCTTCTTCGCCGGTGTCTGGGTTAGTTTCTATTTCTTTCACTGTTGCTGGTTCTGCGATAATTCCTTTCGGCATACCATCAACTAGTATTGCTTCTTGAGCAAATAAGCCTAATTGTTCGCCTGCGTCGGGTGAATTTTTCCAAGTAAATTTATGGATTTTCAGATCGTCAATTATGGAAGAAACATCGCCTGCGTCGCCGAGATCGTTTTTTAAGGTTTGGTCTGATGTCGTAGAGAAATTAACGCTATCGCCGCCGGTCCCACGGATACTTCCGATTGTGGTGCTGTCGCCTTTTCTTATTAAAATCCAGTAATCGCCGGTATCGGGTGAGGTGCTGTCGGTACCGATGCGAAGAATACCGCCATACACGCCGGCTGAGGCAACATCGCGGTTATTGTGAAACTCGTAAGGTAGTATTCCCGCCTCCCCTGACTGAACAAATATTTGCCTGTTAGCATTAGGTGATGCACCAATACCTACACGGCCAGTAGGGCTTATTATCATTGCGTCATTTGTTATGCCACTAGCGTAACTATTAGACGTACCGAAATGAAGTTCAGACCCTGAACCTGTGTATTTCATACCGATGCGTGCGGCTGGGTCCGTACTATTCCCGTCAAAATCAAGACAAGTAAAATCGTCCACCGCGCCATCGCTGTTATATAGCGTCACAATGCCCCTAGTGTCATCTGTGAAATCAGTTATGTCTTGATCGGCTTTAAATGTTGAAGCGCCAGTAGTGGTAATAGAAGTAATGTCTAAATCGTTTAAGTTTGCGGCGGTTAAAACTTCGCCTGATGAAAATGCCATGTTTTTATCCTACTTTGTTTGTGTCTAACACGCCTTGGATCGTGCTATCTAATATGAACGCGCCGTTAGTTACCGCGTCTACTGTGCCTAGTTTTATTTTCCAATCTGTAGGCGTTGCTGTCAANGTTACACGATTAGCTAACACGTTTTTAGTATTTGACGTGCCGCCGGCCCCTGTCCATTTGATTTGTAAAGGCCTGCTGAGTGCCGAATAATACCAAGTCGCCGGCGCTTTAAGTATTTGCTTCACATAATTCAAAGCAGCGTCAGCACATTTGCTTTCAATCATCGACCCTGTTATCTCTAAAGAAGACGGCGTGAAATTGACTTCATTAAAACGGTTAGTAAACCATTGAGCGTAACTTAAACTATCTGTGTCGCTGGTTAAAGGCAGCCCGCTAATAGAAACACTTTTAGGCCCCCATGTAGTCGATCCTGTGTTATTAAACGAATACTGTGCGGTGCCGCTAGTGCGGTTTATTTCTGCTTGGGTAACAAATTCGTCATCGTTAAATTCTAGTTTCAATTCCTTAAATGGTAGCTCTGTGGAACCTAACGCGCCTGTAGTTCCGTTAAAAACTAGCGGGTAAGTAGTGTAAGTGCCGCTAGTAGCAACATTAGAAAATAAATACTTTCTTGGTATCACATAACCGATGTAACCAATTTGAGATGGAGATAGCCACGCCATTTGTGCGGGTAAAATAGTGCCACCATCGGAAGCAATCAAAGTATCTGCGGCATCGCCTAAATAATCTCCTTTAGCGACAGTTACAGATAAATCATCAATTAAAGCATCAGCTTCGGCGGTACCAATATCAGGCAGCCACCATGTTATCAAAGCGCTACCGGCACCGTATAAAGGCGCGGACGTTGTTTTGAAATCGTTTGTTAATTCGTAAAAAACATTGTCGATCTTGTCATTTATTGTTTCCGCTGACTGCATTGTGAAACGTGCAAAGAAAGTAAGCCAATCTACTGCCGTTAAAGTCACCGTAGATGTATAACCGTCATCGACGAAATTAAAATCGTTTATTGGCCCCGAAAAGTAAGGCCCCTCTAAATAGTTACTGGGGCTTCCAATTATTGCCGGCGGTTCGCTAGTGCCTAATCTTGCTTGAATATGCAACGGTTCAGCAAACCAGTCTGTACTAGCGTAAGTGCCGCCGCCTTCCGGCGTTAAAGCCCCGTCGCTGTTATCTAAAACAACTTGTGTTGTGGTTCGCCCGACTTTACCTAAATACGCTTGGTTATCGACTTTAAGGCTTAAAACGCGGCTAGTGAAATCTATAGCGTCAGCGGGTATATTATTCGTGACTGTCGTACTGCCATCAAAACCGCCGATGCGTACGTCCCAGCCGCTATATATGGTCATAGCCTTCTAGTTCCCACTGTCGGGAACACTGCCGCGCCTCGTTGCCGTGTTTCACGCTGTATAGCTTCAATAACTTCTTCACCTGAAACACCCTGCACGTTAATCGTTATATAGTTCGTGCCGCCCATACTGTGATTGCCGTTTAACGGCACAACGGCTTCAGGGCCTGCTTCACCTATCAGCGCTAACGTAGGGCTGGTAACTATGCCGCCTTCGGCTAGGCGTGGGATAAAATTTTCTACTTTGTCGAAATTAACAAACGGCCCTAATGCTACATCTAAAGTATCTACCGCTTTTTCTATAGCCCAGTTTATCGGATCTATAACTATGTTATTTAACGCCCATTTAACGGCCCCAACGAACGCATCAGCTAACGTGCTAGCCAAATCGCCAATAGCGCCGCCTATCGCTTTTAACGCCGCCATAAGGCCATCTATCAGCAAACTGCCTAACTTCTTGCCTTGTTCGAACGCGTTGCTGGCTATTTCTTTTACCTTGTCCCATGCGCCGGCGAAATCGCCTTTGAAAATGTCGATAATGAAACCAAAATAAAGTTGAATTTGTTCCCACATAAACTTCGCTTGATCGACAAGAAACCCTATTACTTTGCCTACGCCTTCAGCGAAAGTTCTAAATCCTTCAGAAGCGAAAAAATCTTTAACCGATTTAATAACGTTTTCAACTACCGGCAGTAACTTATCCATAGCGTCCATGATTCCGTCCATAACTTTTATAGCTATCGGCCCTAATTCGGCTAAAACCTTGTTTTTTAATACGTTGAATTTGTCTGACAGGGTGGCGGTGGCTTCTGCTTGTT